AAAAAACCTCACTAATACATCTAGGAAGTCTACTAAGGATATCTTCCACATCTCTATAGAATCCCAATCTCACATCAGGATTCCGATCATTCATGCCGGATATTATCAGATTCGAAATCCTGGTAGATAACTCAGGACTAGACCAAATTGATATGGCACGAACGCCAACATCAACCCATAGTTGACGTGAATTAAGGCGATCCCAATCCAAATCGGGATCAAACTTTCTCTGGAGCATACACCCCAAAGAGGAAATTCGTCCCCCCTTTCGGGCGAGACGAACCTTGAGCCAATCAGTATAATTAGACCCAAAAACGCCCGAATGAATTACTCGGGCGCGCGACAATTGCTCATTCCAGAATACTCGAAAAGGTTCATCCTCCTCCTCGAGATCGACGACCCGATTAACACGGCGATACCACGCACGTCTCGGATGGTCAGAAAAGAGCCGTTTATCTTTAAAACTCGTAATGCCGAGTTTATTCATTATAAATGCATCATAGAAGTAATGCATCAAATGGTTGCACACGTGGTGTGATCCAAAGTTCTCAACCAGGGCACTAGTCAGTCTTTGGATGTGTTTGTCCAAAGTCCGTACCCTTTTCTCGGGGTTGAGGAGACGTGTAACAACCTCATAGGTGGGACGAATCATCATCACCTTTCCACCTCCATGCTCTGAGCGGTCAAGCTTGAAGTAGTGAGACAAAAACCCAACTCTATCCTTATAGACATAAGTCCATCGATGTGAATTGCCACTTGCAGGTCCAACTGGCTCGTAACTCAGAACTTGAAACTTTTCTGAGAATGTCAATTTTCTGCCCAGTCGGGCGGAACGTATTTTCCAATGGTTAGCTAATACCGTGGAAGAACCATCTAGGGTCTCTCTCGGAACCCTAGGCCTAGCTACACCCACAAAAAGGTGGGTGGCTATCTTACATTTATCCGGATTAAGGATAATACCGAATCTGTGAAGCATTTCCACAGATATGATGTCCATCTTATTCCGAGTCCACGCTCTAATCTCAGATCTGGACAAATTGCTGGGCGGCGTAAGCCCCCCAACTGAATCGTCGCCGCATGCGGCGAAATCATAATCGGTTCCTCTCCCGGAACCTAGGCACTCGATCCAAATGATTACATTACAGAGGGTCCCAAGAATAGCGGTCCATCCACTTCCAGAAGGAAGACCACCAAAAACCCTCCTAGTGACACCATCAGGACACACATGGTCCGAGGAAATAATTTCATCTTCCAACCAGTCAATGATATTTCCATGGCGAGAACCTTTTTTAATACCAAAAATAAACCTTATAAGATCTATAGCCCTTCGGAGTAGATCAGGAGGTAAAGTGGTATCAAATTTAGAAAAATCTCCCTGAAATAGGGATTTAAATTTCTTGAGCCTATTAGCCAATCGAGTGGGATCCTCGGAAAACTTATTAAACCCAAGAGCAATTGGGGAATCACGATCACTCAATGATTCCTGAATCGGATACCAGTACATTCCAGCAAGCAATGGCTCATGCTGGTCTGCCATCCAGATTGTCCTTCCGACCATTTCGCCAGAAGTATATTTTTCCAGACACTTCTCAGCATCTGCAAGTTTTGGTCTACCCGCAGCAGAATAGCGCGGACGGGACCTACCGACGACAGGGCCATCTTTGGCCCTGTTCCAGATATCCTTAGCTACAAGCCAAGCGGTACGGGCAGCCTCCTTCTTGGAACGGAAGCCACACTGATAGTACGTAGGCCCAGGGTTGGCATCCTCATTAAGGAATTGCTGAGTACGTACATGTTCAAACTCCATGGGGAGGAGTTCACCATAATCGAAACCGGCAATACGCGCGGTTTCTTCCAACGAAAATTTAAACTTGCAAGGACGATAAATAACATCATGAAGTTTTAAATTACTCCATGCGTCATCTGCCCCCCCACCAGCTCTCCTTTCCTTCAGACAATTATCGAGGAGACGCGACTCTCCTCCCCCGATCTTTTTCATCGTGGAGAGCAAAAACGGATTCCTCGGGACGAATCCACCCATCTTTTCACAATGATAATCAAATACATCTCCACTCTCGCGGAGATAAATGAAACGGTTGTTTTCATATAACCGCCTTTGACGAACCCAAAATTCGTCCTCATATCGGGCGGGCCTCTCACAAAGCCTGACCAAATCCGTCCTACATCTCAGGAGCAAGTTCATCAAGGTCGTCCTTATCGACGTCCTCATTTCTCGCCAGGGTTGTTTTCGATCCCGTGACATCACCCGCTTGATTAAAGCAGGTGTCCACGGTCGACTTGACCCCAGCATCGTCACCAAATCGACGAAACCTACTGTAGAGACCTAGTTCGGCCTTCTGCATCTTATTCTGGCGAGCCGCCGCCAGATATGCTTCCTCCGTCAGGGTCTTCTTTTCTGACGGAATTTTTGCGTAACGTTTCATTAGCCCGTTACGCTCGGCATTCGTCAATTTAGTTTGACGAGCTTCGAGTACCTTACGATACTCAGGGACCGACTCTTTCAATATCGACCCAAATTGGCTCTTATGGCGGCCAAGTTCCTTTAATCGGAGTCGTAACTCCGCTTCCTCCCGTTCTATCGCTCGGATTTTCTCCTTACGATATGAATCGAGAAGGTCGAGCAAATTTTTTCCCTCACGTTGCTCATTCGTGAGATTGGGGACTTTTCGAGGAATTAACCTCTCTCGCATCCCAATAAGCTGCTCCATATCATCCATGAGTCTCAGAAGAGACTCAACGCCAGAGAAGAAATTTATCTGGACAGGAAGCAGCTTGGATTCCAAGTCTAACATAGACTTGGCGAGTTTCGCAACCCGAAGAATTTTTCGGGCATCATTCTTGTCGAGCCGTAAGGAATCGACGACGGCGACAAACCTCACAAAGAGAGGATAGTCCTTTAATTGGGCGTCCACTTTCGCGAGACGACCTGAATAAGGCACCTTTCGGGCCTCGGAGACCGCAGATTTGACTGCGGAGATATCTAATTCCCCCACGTATGGAGGTAGATCGTTTACGGACCAATGAGATCCGATTGAAGGAGCAATAGATGAGATTTCTGAAAGTGAAGCCATAGCCACAAATATCTCAAAAGAAAAAAAATGGAATACCG